CTCAACTATTTTTTTATATCTTCCGTAAAAATAATCAGGATTAGAAGATGCTAAAGCATTATTTACACCTGTTCTTTGGTCAGCAAATCTAATATCTGTGGTACCTATACCTAATGGAGCACCTGGTCCTCCTCTATAAGTTAAAATATTACTAGGTAAGTCTGAAATATTGTTGCGTGAACGAGCAAATCCCCCAATTCTATTATTTAAGATTTTGCTTTCAGTTAAAGCATATAAACGGTTGCGTAAAATACCGTCAGGAGAATTAAGAGCGGCCTGGTTGTCAGCTTTAATAACATTTGAATATAAAGCGTTATCTAAACGGGCTAAAGCGCTAATAGAAATACCATTACCATAGGCTCCGGTTGGGGCAAAAGGGTTTATTCCTTGTTTATTTACATGACCCCCAAAAGCAACGAGACCGGCTTGAACTAAAGTAGATATAGGTGTATAAATTCCATCATTTAAAACACCACTACCTTGAGTACGAACCGCAGAATTAGATAAAACATTTTGTTTAGCGATAAAAAATAACCCGTTAGGTGATTTTAAATCACCAAACATTTTACCCAAACGTTTAACATCTGTTAAAGAATCTCCTACAGTTAAATAACCCCCCCTTAAAATAAAGTCAGGTGATTTAGGTGCTAAACCATCTGGAATCTTAGCCTGGATATAGGGTTGTCCACTATATCCTCCCCCAGGGGTATCCTTACCGTACCTGAGGCTTTTAAGGTCGGTTTTTAAACTAATTAGGGGCATTTATATTATCCTGGAGGATTATCTAAATACTTGGATGGAGTTTTACCATCTAAATCTAACTGTGACTGAAGCAATGTTTCAGGATTTAAAGGTACAGTAGCTGAAGATTTGGGAGGGGTTTTACCATCATATGAAGTTAATACTGACCCCTGATTTAAAAGTTTAGTTAGTAGTCCCATAGTTGTTTTATTTATAAATATTAGAAATTATTGGGTCTTATAAGTGCTCATAGCCATAGCAGTACCTACTTTAGTGCCGTCAAGATAAACTGCTCCTTCTTTATTAGCTATTTGGGTTAAAATAGCTCTCATTTCTCTAAATTCAGCCATAAGTTTATCTAAAGGAATAATAGCTTCAGGACCAGCTTCACCTACTAAACCTTTAACGGGTTTAGTTACAATACCACCATCAGCAAAAGCCATGGCACCTCCACCAGCAATAGCATCAGTTAGATTTGGAGTGCTTAACTCACCTATATCTACACCTGGGATTTTATTGGCCATTGCTATAAACTCATTTACGAGTTTAACGGCTCCACTAGTTATAGCTTGGAAAGGGGTTAAGAAAATGTGAAGTAAAGAAGTTCCAATTTGTTTAAAACCTTCCATAACATCACCATTTAATATAGTCATTATACCCTTAAATGTTCCTTTAAGACCTTCTAAAGGTTGGGATATACCTACTTTAACTACTTCTGATATTGATTTTAGGGCACTTAAAACAGGTTGTAATACAACATTAATTAAAGGAAGAAAAGTTTGACCTATTTGCATTAAAGGGTCTAATATAGCTAAAACAGGTTCTGCTAATCCTACAAATATTTCTTGTAATTTTACTATAGATTGATTAAATCTTTCTTGAACAGATTGTTGTTCAAATTGAGTAGCTAATTGTTCGTTACCTAAACGTTTTTTAGCTTCTTCTAAACCTACTTCCTTAACTAAATTATCAAATCTTTCTTTAGCGTTTTTACCTTCAACCCCTGATAAAGCTGTTAATGCTTCTCTTTCAATTAATGATTGGGCTAATTCGTCTCGAGTCATGCCAGTAGCTTTAGCTAAAGCTTCCTGTTGGATGACATTCATTTTGCCAAATTGAGCAGATGAACCAACTTGTTTAGCTATTTCAGCGGCAGCACCAGCTGAATCTCCTTGTAAAGCTAATAAACGAGCTTGCTCTAGGTTAAGGTCTTTACCTGTTAATAATTCAGCTTCAAGTTCTGATGAGATAGAATCTTCAAAGTTAAGTAAACTACCTGCTATTTTTTCAGTTTGTTCTAGTGATAAACCAAATTGTCTAGCTTGGGCAGCTGAACGAGCTAAGGCATCAGCACTACCACCTAATGAAAGTTTAAGAGAAGCAGATGCTTTACTTACATCTCTTAAAATAGTTTTTTCATTAAGTAATAATTTATTTTGAGAAGCATATGCTTCAGCACCCCCTAAAATAGCTTTAGTATTATCTTCTAAAGACTTACCTTGAGATAATGAAAGTTGTTCTAAACCTATTAATTCTTCACGTTGAAATCCAGCTTGTTCAGCTAGTTTAGTCATAGTGACTAAATCTTGTTCGTTTAATTTAGCATTAGAACCTAAAGAATTACCTACAGCTATTAAAGTTTCATTTAACCCCTTTGTATTAATAGCAGCATCCCCTGATAGATTTGCGGTTCTATTTAGTTCCCCATTTAAAGCAACAGCTTCAGAATAGGACATATTAAAGCTTTTTGCAGTATTACCTGACATGTTGTCAAGTTTTATAGCTGCTTCTACTAGTTGTTGTAAAGCTAGTGTTAAAGGATCTACAGCTTTGACTGAGGAGAGTAAATTAGTTCCTAGTTGTTTAGCAAAATAACCAGCTTGTTTAATAGATGATACAGGGCTTCCTTGTCGTTTACCCATGACATTAGCAAATCTATTAGTTTTAGCCATAGCACCATCTATGTCTAATATACTACTTAGATTGCCGGATTTATCAAAAGTATTTAATACACCACTTAAACCTTTACCTAATTTGCCTACTATCCCTAAATTAGCTTCTTGAGCTTTATTTTGAGCTTCTAAATCATTTAGAATTTTATTTTGAATAGCTAATTGAGTATCTAGTTCTTTAACTAGTTTTTCTTGTAAATCAACATCGTTTTGAGCTAAAATTAAGATTCTTTGACGAATAGTACTTTCTAAAGTAGCTGCTCGTTGTCTTTCTTTAGCTAATTCTTTAGATATATTTTGCCCTTTATTAAGTTTTTCTTGTAAATTTACTTGAGCATCTAAACTAGTAGTTAATTTTTTTAACCCACTAACTAAATCACTACCAAAAGATTTTTGTACTTTTTTACCAATATCATCTAAACCCTGAGCTGAATCAATAGCGTCTTCTAACCCTTCTTTAATTGCTTGGGCTATATTAGCAAATGCATCTTGAACTAAAGAAAGATCCTTAGCAAACTCTTTAGTAGTTTTCCTAGCATTATTTAATTCGTCGTTGGGAGATGCCATCTATAGATAAATTATTTATTATAAATATTAGAAGGCATCATTTTTTTGATGCCTTCGTATTATAGGTAGCTGGGCTGATTTTTGTTGGGGATTGAGACTTAGAAGTAGCTCCTGCTGATTTCATAGCTTCAATACTTTTTTTCACATTATCATCATTACCTTGATTGTTTATTTTACTATAATAATCTTGGATTTGTTTATGTGTAAATCTACGAAGCCAAATTGGCATATTATAAATGGTTTCCCAATCATATCCCCCCTTTCCATAAAACACTATTTCATGGATTTGGGTAAATAAGTTAACTCTTAATTGTGGTGCGCTCTCAGAGGTCAGGCCAAAAAAAGGTAAGCCCAATAGGAATAGCGACCTCCTCACCGCTATCTAAAGTATATCTTAAATCAATATCGGGTTGAACTTGTTTAATATATTCTCTTAAAGCTCTAGAATCTCTAGCTAAAAGATGATTATCAACAAAATTTCTAATAGTTCTTTCTTCTCTATTTCCTTCTATTGAGGTAATAACAAACTTTAAACGAGTTGTTAATTCTGGGGATTGGTCTTTGTTGATTTTTTTAAGACCTTCTAGTTCTTTTTCTATTTTCTTTTCATCCCCATGTGATAATAATTTAAAAGTAACTTTATTACCTGAATAAGGGAGTGAGTAAGAAAATTCGTTGGTTCCTTTGGTGATTAAAGATTCATCAAATGGTTTATTTTCTAAACTAGCAAGGTCTACTGAATGAGTAGTACCTTCCAATTCAAATGAATAGTTACCACCGTATCCTAAAATACGAGCTGCAACAAATAAAGCATTTTTATCACCAATTAACAAATCATCATAATTAAATTTAGTAACTATTAAAGATTGCAATAATTTATCTAAAACAGTACCTTGTTTAATATAAGATTGATTAGTAAGAATATCTTCTTCTTTAGCAGTCATATATTTCATTTCAACTTTTCCTTCTGCTAAAGGATGTCCTTCAGGATATAGTAAACCTTTTGAAGGTAATTCTACAATTTCTGTAGCTATTTTAAAATCACTCATAAATTTTTATTTAATAAAACTAGTTTGTCTATTATAAATATAATATAAAAAAAGAGCTTGGCAAAGCCAAGCTCAAATTTAAATCTATTTGAATTTCTATTAGAAGTTCAATACACAGTAGTCTGGTTGAACTGTCATTGTGATATTAACAGCAGTACCGTCATCATCCCAGTTGTAGTCACCGAAGTTAACATCTGTGATTAAAGCACCTTTGATAATCCATTCTGATACGATATCACCTACAGGTCCTAATACATCAAAAGTTAAGTCTTTTTTGTAGAAGTCTGAGTAACCATCTCTACCAGTTACTGATTCGTGGTGTAAACGAACCCATTCCATTACTGCTTGAGCACCTGAAGGAGTGATAGGATCGAATAGTGTAAACTGGATAGTACCCCAAGTTGTTTTACCCTTAACAAAACGTTGAACGTTAATGTGGTTAAGAGCTACTGAAGATTGGGTTAAGTTTACAGCACCTACACCTTTGATTTCGTAAGCAGGAATACCATCGATGTACATGATGAATCGGTTGGTCTGCTTTGGTTCAAAAGCTGTAAAAAATATTTCGTTTGGGTCTAATACTGCCATTTTGCTATATTATTTATTTTATTATAAATATTACTAATTACAACTCTTATGCTGGGAAGGTAGCTCCAGTTGGTAAGATGTTGAAGTCTAGGTAGATGAATTCAGCAGTCTTAGTTGGTTGTAGATAAATTTGACCAATCATTTGGTTTCTATCAATTACGTCTGGGGTGTTGTTGGAATCATCCATAATTACTCTAAACGCATACAAACCTTGACGTTGTTGAACTGATTCAAGATATGGGTTAACTTGGCTTAAGAATTGGTTTCTTGTAGCGATTGTGTTTTGTTCAAACACTAAATTATTAGCTACTTGAGAAATGTAAGACTTAAGGGAGATTAACAATCTTCTAACATTTACACGATCAAGTGCAGATGATTTTTTCTGTAGGGTTTTCTGTCCGTATACTACAACTCCTGTTCCAGGGAAAGTAGCAATTGGGTTGACATTACCTGTGTAAAGATCGTTACGATTAGTTTGTGAAAGCTTTCTTTCTGCTCTTACTACGGTATCTAAACCACCTCTATTAATACCCGCCGGAGCGAACCAAGGCTCACTTACACTGTCAGTAAACGCATATACTGCCGGAATCATAGTAGAAGCTGGTACCCATACTAATTGACCAGTACCTGGGTCAATTGTTTGTAACCAAGGCCAGTAAGCGGCTGCATATGAACTATTTACAGATGTAGCGTCTGTGATTACTTGAGAAATTGCAGAAGCATATGGGCTAGGATCAACTACAGCAAGTGCATCACCTCTAGACTGAACTGCGTTTACTAAAGCTGTTGTTTGAGTTGTGTTGTCTTGTAATGTTAAACCAGGAGCTGTGATTACATTAAATCTATAATCATCCTGATTAGCCATTAACGAGATCATGTTATCATAATCTGAGGCATCTATACCTTGAATATTAGTAGTACCTGCTGATTGTGAGTAGTATAAAGCACCTGCTCCGTAGTATAAATCACCTAAAGCACCAGCAAATGCTCCACTAGCAGCTGCAGGGATGTATGGTTGGAAAGCAGCTTTAGCTGTACCATTATTATCAAAGAAGTATGGAGTTGGATTAGTTACAGCTGATACGTAAACATATCTAGAATTGTTTGGGTAGTTACCAATTGTTTCTATAAAGTTTTCGGTTGAGTTGTATTGTTGGTAGCTATCACCAATTACTTTAGCAATAAAGTTATCTTGTGTTGGGTCTAATGATAAACCTGACCATGTTTCAAGAACAATGGGTTCAGTAGTAGTATCATTACCTTGTCTAATTAATAAGCTGAATTGACCTGAACCAGTATCTACACCAGTAATTTGCCATCTAATGTTATCAGCAGAACCACTAGATAAGATTCCATTAGTACCTAAAGAACCTGAGTTGTTCATTATAGTACCTTCAGAGAAAGTTTTTAAAGTAAATGAAGCTGAGGTATTAATAGCAGCTATTGAAGCTGAGGCAGGAGCCCATGAACCTGAGGCTACTCTGGCTACTAATAGAGTTTCACCGCCTTGCTGGAAATAGTTGTAAGCAGCAATTGAAGTAAAATAGCTGTATTCTTGACCACCACTTAGGAAAGTGTTACCGAATTTATTTAAGTAATCGCTATAAGTAGTAACTACAGTTGGTACTTCTACAGGACCTTTTACGGTAGGACCAATGATGGCAGCACCTACAGTTACAGGTTGCTGCGTGATAAACGACTGGTCATTTTCTCTAGCTAATACTCCAGGTGAAATTAAAGTTTCTGCCATTGCAAGTTATATTTTTAGTTTTATTATAAATATGTGAAATTTTTTCAAAAATATAACGCAACCTTTAAAATATAACTTAAGTTTATAATGGAAGAATTTCTCCTGTTTCTAAACTAAGATTACCATCTCCGTATTTTTCTGTAAGGGTTTTTCCTAGTTTTGTATTTTCAGATTCAATTGTCTCTATTTGATTTTTTAAATTTTCTTTTTGTTTTTTTA